TTCTCCGTCATTCTCGCTCCCTCTCGGCTCGTTCTTCCGTGTACGTCCGGGTGCTCCGCGTCACGTTCCCGTCGCGGCTCACTCGCTGTTCCCGCACGGTTTCGCAGGTATCGCAGCGCTCAACCGTGTGCGTCACTCGCCCACCCGAAAGCGCCGTGCTCGACTTGAGCGGCTTGTTGCATCTGGGGCAGGTGATCATGGCCTCAGCTTCTCGTAGGTATGCACGATCACGGCAGGCTCCTCCAGATCGTACTCGGCCACCCAACCTTCACCGCCACAACGCCAGCAGCCTTCGGGTTCGCCGGCTTCGCATTCCGGGCACCTCTGCTCTACCCGTGGCCCACACCAGCAGTCCCGGCCTTCGAGGTGACCGCCGGAGTACGGAATCACGCCATCCGACAGGCCCAGGAGGTTGCGAACGTACTCCTTCAGGTTGCCGGGCCTGTTCATCTCATTGGCCGATGCAGAAGGTGACGCTGAATCCAGCGGCGCGGCATTCGTGGTACCGAGCACGCACCCACCAAGCGCCCAGCACGCCGAAAGCGATAATCGCTACCGCAGCCAGGGCCTCAGTCCGGCTGACTCGTCTCACGCTGCTCCTCCAGCTTCCAGCGCAGCAGACGGACCAACTCCTTCGCCTCTTCGCGGGACACGGTCTCAAACGTCCCCCCCGACGGGCCGATGGCCTTGACCTGCTCCTCCAGATTGCGGACGAGATCCCCGTCCGTCATGGGGCCTCCACGCCTCGCAGAAACATTGCCACGATGAACTCAACCCGATCCACATGACGCAGTGCATCCTCGCGCCCGTGCAAAAAGTCGTCGAACGTAATCGGAGCGTTCATGTCCATTGGGGTTGCTGCGACGAGGGCTTTTCTCATCCATTGCGCCATTGCGACGTTCGGATCGAGCAGGCCAGCCCGCTGTGCCTTGCGCGCATCCATCAGGCGAACGTCCGTCATGGCTCCAGAAACCTCCGTAGATCGCGCTCGGCCAAGATCAGCCGAGTCTCTAAATCCCGGATGATCGTGTCGTGCGCCGCATCTTGCTGCGCTCCGAGCAAGGTCAGGTGTGCCCTCGCCTTCTCCAGCTGCAACCGCTGGAGCTTCTTTACGTCCGATTCGCAGCCACCAACGAGCAGTAGCGCGAGTAATAGTACGTATCTCATTCTCCATCGTCCGACGGATCGCCCTCCACGCTCCACCAAGCAATCAGCCGGTCTGGCTCAAGCCCCAACCACCGCCGCAGACGGCCCGGAATCCACCGCCTCCAACCCCTGACGGGGCCATCGTCGTACAGGAAGACGTTCTGCACTTCAACGTTGTCACCGATGGCCCTGAACGTCACGTCTTCCTCATTGATTTCGTTCATGTGTTCTCCGGCTCGACCAGCACTTCCGTGAACCCGTCGCGCTCGACCAGGTCCACCCGGATTCCCAACTCACGCGCGGCCGCCAACTTGAGCAACAGATTCAACTCGTGCGCGTACACCACGATCCGGCTGCGTAGCTCGTTCCCTTGGAGCGTATGCAGGTCGCGGCGGAAATCCGGGAGGGCCATTATCCAAAGATACGCCCTTCACGGCACTCCCGCCCCTACTTCTTCGCGTTCCAACTCAGCCTCGACTTCGCGCTCTTGTCGGGCAGCTTCCATCCCGGCCATCATTTCGAGCTCCAGCTTGTCCAAGTCGGTGTCCGGTTGGATGCGGCCGCCCTGCTGCCACGATTCGAGCAGAATCCGGATCGGCAGACTGGCCTCGTGTACCGCTCGGACGTACGCCGTCATGATGTCCGCTGACATCGTGGTTGCCTCGAAGTCGCGCGACAATGTCAGCACGGGGGCGTTGACTTTGTCGATCCCCAGGTACCAGGCGTGAATCTCGAGCGCGACGTTCACCGCATCCTCGATACCGGTCGCGGCGGTCGCCAACGTGGCATTCTCGGCCGCCGCGTCCAGGCGCTTCGCTTCGGCCGTCTCGGCTGCACGGGTATCGCGCTGTAGGAAGCTCACGCCCATTGCAGCGATCTGGTGCAACTTCTCCAGCACAAGTAGCGCGAGTCTTTCCAACCCCGTACCAGCAGGCTCCGACCACTTGAAATCACCACCTTCGGTTACCTGCACGGTGACGAGAGGCCCGATCTCCAGGTCTACCGGCCTTCCGGTCTGCGGATCCGACGCCAGCTCTCCGATGACCGTCGGCTGCGCGAACCCAGCCACCTCCGAATTGAATCGCAGTGAAGTCGAGAGTTGCCAGTGCGCGAGATTCGCCCACGCAACGCCCAGGAGCGGAATGGCAGCGTCCATCGGGGCGTCGCTTCGGCCCGTGTACGCAATCGCCACCGGTAGGAACGTGGCCTGCTCACCTTGTCGGTTCCGGAAGTCGCCCTGGCCCACGATACGGAAACTGCCCTCACCCTGGCCCGACTCGTCCGTCACTTCCCGTAGAATCCAACTCGCCACCCGTACCCCGTCCTCGTTCACCCCAAGACGCAGGTCACGGTACCGGAGGACTGTCTTAACCCCGTAAGCCCCTTCACGAACGGCCGCGCTTTCGACCAGCGTGAGCTGAGTCACGGTGGCTCGGTTGTTCACCACCTCGACCATCCAGTTGATGGCCTGGAGCCGGTTGTACTTGGACCATAACGGCCGGAGGTTCAAGCGCTCCTCCAGATCGCCCGTTACGGTGCCTTCGGGGTTGTCTTCCGTCGGCTCCTGTTTGGGTGCGACCGGATGATCCACCAGAATCAGGGAGATCCCATCGCGAACAGCCGCCTCGGCAAAGCGCTTCACGAATACGGGCCCGTTCGCGCCCATGCCGTCGATGTTGTCCCAGTGCGGCGACATTGCGGCTTCGGCTTGGTTCCACTCCAAGTCCGGCCCCTTCGCGAACAGCATCCCTACAGCCGCGGAGAGCGTGCGGCCAAAGCCCTCGAAGAACGTCTCGCACTCCCGCCGGATCTTGTAGTTGCCCTTCTTCTCCGCGCCCCACTTCCGGATGTACTCCGTTGACTTCTCGTGCATCCTTCGGGTGCCCGCGATCTCGTCCGCGATCAGCGTCAGGTCGGGCAGGATCTCGCGGTATTCATCTCGTGCATAATTCGGAAGATTGGGTTCGTTCGTGAAGAACTTCATAGCACGCCCTCAGCCCTCATGAGCGTGAATATCTGGTTGGCGGCAATGGTGCGAACCAAATCCCGAATGTCCGAGTCCCGCGCGATCAGCGCGCGTTCGTCGCGTTCCGTCATTGCCAACAGAACGAAGCCTTTCCCGAACCGGAGCACATGAGCGCAGTAAGCGCACACCGTCAGGTCTCCCGCCTCTGGCAGATGGCCCCCATGCTCCCAGGAGCCCGTTTCAATGCGGAACCCACAGTGCGGGCACCTGGAGTCGGGAACTGGCGAGCGGTTCACGCGCTGACGCTGGAAAAGCGGACGGTGGGCGGCTGGTGCAGCACGTTGAACTCCTGCCATAGGAGATACCCTAGGGCGTCCGTGACGTGATCGTAGCGCCCCTTCTCCGGTTGGCTCGTGCCTTCCTTGTAGACGAGGTTCGCGAGCCCCGTACGGAGTGCCTTGGCGTCCGGATGGAGCCGACAGCGCCGCCTACCGGACTTCTTCTCGAACAGCATGTCGTTGGTGTTGTTGATCCGGTCTTTCACGGGGGGCGCCGCGCTGGGAGCTCGTACCTCGAACCCGGCTCGCTTCAGGATCGTGAAGTCCGTCTGGCCTACCGGGGCCGATGACTTGCGCTGGTTGCCGCTCGGGTCGGGGCACGCGATATAGCGGCGATCCGGATAGCGTTCCTTCACCTCGTCAGCCAGCTCGGCGGTATTGGAGCCGCGGATCTCCATCGAATCCAACACCAGGCACTCGTCCACGGCTCGCACCGCGACCACGGCAGACATCGGGTCGACGTTGAAGTCGATTCCCACCAGCAGGTCACCGCCCGTGTCCTCGATCCCCTCGTCCATGTTGCCCTCAGGCCACGGCTTCGCGAGAAACGACGAATACACGCGCCCCGATCCGCCCAGGAAGTACCCGCCACCCCAGACGTGCTCGTACATGTCCGGGTCGACCCTACGGTCGTCTTCCGCCTCTTCCAACATCTCGGGCGGCAGAAACGGGTTGTCCCGGTACGTGGCCTCGACTACCCGCACTTTCGCGTCGCCTTCTCGTTCCCTGAAGAACAAATCGACCGGATCGTCCGGACTCTCTCGGTTCCAACTGAACCAGAGCTCGGACCCGGCGGCACGGATCGTCGGGCGGAGCAATCGTAGCGAGCGTTCGGACAGCGAGTGCGCTTCCTCCACCCACGCCCGCTTGAAATCCTCGAGCGACTTGATCGAGTCGGCCGTGTGGTCCTGCATCCCCTCGAAGATCATGACGCCCGTGCCACCCTTTCGCCTGATCTCGCTCGTGAGGATCTCGAACATGTGCTCAACACCGAGGGCCCTGATCTTCGACTCGATAAGGCTCTTGGCGCTGTACCGGAGCGCGCGCTGTACTTCGCGGATGCACACGAACCGAAGATCCGGATCGCAGGCCATCTCCTCGACGGCAAGCGTAGCGAAAAAGTGCGAAGCGCCGCGGGCACGGCCGCCAACCGCGCCCTTGTAGCGGGCTGGCTCCAGGAGTGGGACCGCCCACTCGGCAATGTTGACGTCAAGGGTGACCGTTTGCACCGTTTCCAACCACGGCCGCAACCCGGTTCGAGGCAGGTACCACGCGGCGTACGACTTCGAGCCGGATCCCGTCGGGGGTTCGGAGGTTCACGTTGTCGACGAATAGCCCCAGGTGCTTGCCCAGGAGTTCGAGCGCGCGGTTCGCCACCGAACCCTCGTAGCGATACTCACCCGTGGGATCTCCGTCAGAGTCGTAGACGGGGACCGCCTGCATGGACCGCTCCGCGTTCTCCACCAGCCGCGATATGACCCAATCCTGCGACACTTCGGTACGCTCAGTGCGAGCGGCCCGTGCTTTCGTAATTGCGGCAGCAACTCCAACATGTCCCAACAGTCGTGGGCCCTGCTGCAATGCTGTCTTCGGGGAGTACCCAGCCCGGATGGAAGCCTGGGTCGCGTTCAAGTCGAGGAGATACTCTTCCACGAAGCGTGCCTGCTTCGCCGTCAATCCCTTCGCCATCTACCACTCCCCCCTTCGGCCCACCATCGCCTCGACGTCGTTCAAGTCCGTCCAGAATTGGCCGCGCTGTTCCATGCCCATCAGCGCCAGCGTTTGGCCTGCTCGTCGGAGTAGCTGCACGTAGTCGAGCATCGCGGGGCCGTCCATGATCGAGACGTGGTGCGACATTTCGCTCGCAGCTTCGCAGAGCTTCTTCACGCTGGCTCGCTCTGCGGTAGTCACCATCCGCCTCCCTGAAACGACGAAGGCCCCGACACCTCTAGCGTTGCCCGTCGTTGGGGCTTCGCTTGGATGCCAGGGCCTTTTGATCGGTGATCCTGGTACTGCGCTTTTACTCGTGTCGTCTTCAAGATGCGCGCCCGCTTGCGTTTTCGTCAAGGTTGCGGCGTGGGCCGCGCTTGAACACGTCCACCGATAGCGGCTCACCTTCGAACCAGTGTACCGTCGTCTGACCCGTCGTGAAGTCCGGGGGTATGTCGCGCTCCATCATGGCGCGTAGCTCGGACCACTGCTCGTCAGTCACGGGGCGCGCGGTCAACCTTCCTCAACCTCGATCGGAACCAACACCCCGCGGCGTTCCTTGGAGAGGCACTGGTTACAGCTATCTCCTCGTGGTCGGCCCATTTCGAGCTCAACCCGCTTCGCGATCACCTTCGGGAGCTGGGTGCAGTTAGCCGCGAAATGCCAGGTGTCCGAGCCCTTCTTCTGCACGTAGATCATCAGCGGTCTCCTTGGGGGTTCACGTCACCAGCTCGATTCCTTCCCAGCCCGGCAATCTCACTTCCCGGTGGTGCTTCGCGATTCGGTACGCTACCTCAGCCGCAATCCAGAACTCGGGGTGCGCTTCCCGGAGCTCGTCGCCTACTTTATCCCACGCCCAGCGGTCACTTTCGCCGGGTGGTATCGGTGGCCTGCGACGAATAGCGGCTTCTCTCGTCCGGCCGGGTGCACGGTCACGTTT